GATCTACAACTGTGTACGATCAAGTATTAGGTAAAAACGCTAAGAGACCATTCTTACACGTTAGATATAGAGCTTCAGAAACTGAAGACAGACGTTACAAGTCTTGGATCACTGGTTCAGCTGGTGGAGCAAGAACAAGTGACTTAGATGCTATGGAAGTAAACTTCTTGAGTGAGAGAGCTGTATGTACTTTAGGTGCAAACAACTTCTTCTTATTCCAAGATGCATAGTAGATAGTAGTAATATTTACCCTCGTTATAAAGACGGGGGTAATTATTTTTTTTAAATCAAATTAAATTATATTATAATGAAAGCAAAAAAAGAACAGTACAAAGCAAAGTCGTATAGACTAAAAGGAGACAAAGCGCCTCTATCATACATGTTATCTTCACGACATTCACAAAGATCACCCTTATTATATTTTGACGAAAAAACAGGTGTCAATGAACCATTACGTTACGCGCGTAATCAAAAGTCACCTTTTGAAAACGAACAAGACGGAAATGCTATTTTAGAACCTATTGTGTTTGAAGATGGTATGCTATCAGTTTCAAAAGAAAATCAAGTATTACAGAAGTTTTTATCAATACATCCAAGTAATGGATATGTATTTGAAGAGATAAACAAAGAGCGTGATGCTGCTTCAGAATTAGAGCAAGTAGAGTTTGAATTAGAAGCTCAATTAGAAGCTAAAAAAGTAACTACAGATCTTTCTAAGTTAACACAAGTATGTAGAGTGTTAATGGGTAATGCTGTAGAAAATATGACAACAGCAGAGCTAAAAAGAGACATATTAGTTTATGCTAAAAATTATCCAGATGATTTTTTAGACACTATTAATGATCCAATGTTAGAGTTAATGGACGATGTTTATCAGTTTTTTAATTTATCGTTATTAACAATAAGAAACAATGGTAAAGATGTTTATTACAATTTATCTAATAATAAAAAGAAAATGCTTACTATTCCATTTGGGGAAGACCCTAATTTTATTGTAGCTTCATTTATGAGAAGTGACGATGGTTTAGAAGTATATAAGCTTTTAAAAAACAAAATAAAGTAATACAAGTACAACTAACTGGAAATTAGCTACCTCAAAAGGGTAGCTTTTTTTTTGCTATCTTTAAGCCTGACTGTTTTGATTGAATAATTAAAGAGAAGCTCTAAAAAAATAGGGCCTCTTTTTTTTTGCTATCTTTGTAAAAAGAATTAATTATGCCAATAAATGAAGTAAGAAATACCGTATTAGCAATAGCTAATAAAAATAATTACGGATACATATCTCCACAAGATTTTAATCTTTATGCTTCTCAAGCACAAATGGATATGTTTGAAGATTACTTTTATCAATACAACAATCAGTTAGTAAAAGAAAACCAAAGAACTTCAGGGACTGGATACGCAGATATAACAAAAGGTTTAGTGGAAGTTATTGATACTTTTTACGTAGACACTCCTTTATTAAACTCTGCAACAACGCAGTTGGGAGATATACAGACTAATTTATACACACTGCCTTCTGATTATTATTTAATTAATAAGATGATGGTATACACAAAAGAATTAGCTTCAGGGGTTACCACTTCGACCAACGGCGGTTCTATAGCGGTGAACGACACTTCTGCGGACTTTATTGCAGCAGGAGTATCGGTAGGAGATATAGTATCTACTATTACAGGAGGAGTGGTTTATAATACTGTAATTTCACAAGTAGTTAGTGCAACTAATCTTTTAGTTTTTGCAACAACAGGCGTACAAGTCTGGAATGCTGTAGGAAAAACATACAACATATATTCAGCTAATAATGTTATGGATGCTGAACGTGTTTCACAAGCTAAAATAACTATGCTAAATAATTCTATTTTAACAAAACCAACTTTAGGGTATCCTGCTTATACTCAGGATGCTTTAGTTGCTCAGGCTTTTCCTATTACAATAAATAAAATAGGACAGCTTACATCGCAGTATGTTAGATATCCATTTACACCAAACTGGACTTATGCTACATTATTGGCTGGTGAACCTTTGTTTGACCCAACCGCAGCAGATTATCAAGACTTTGAATTACCTTTATCGGATGAACCTGCATTGATTGCAAAAATATGTCAGTATGTAGGTATAGAAATAAGAGAGGCTGATGTTTATAATTTTGGCACTCAAGAATTACAACAAGAACAAATAACACAAGGATAGATGGCATATATAAACGACTACGCGTATTACACGAACTCAGGAGCAACTCCAACTAATTCAAACTGGGGATCATATCAGTATGTTTCATTAGCGGATATAGTTAACAACTTTATGTTAATGTATCAAGGTAATCATGAATTAATAAATAATATTGAAAGATATCAGATATTATTTCACGCCAAAAGAGGGATACAGGAATTAAATTATGATGCAATGAAGGAGATTAAAATTCTTCAATTAGACATCACACAACAATTAAGATTTGTATTACCACAAGATTATGTTAATTGGGTTAGAATATCTCAATTTAAAAATGGTGGTTTATATCCTTTATCAGAAAATATACAAACAAACTGGTCTTCTTCTTATTTACAAGATAATCAGTCTAATGTTTTGTTTGATCAAAATGGAAACGTTTTAAGACCACAAGATTCACAACTTGATTTATCTACTATTTTAAGAGGAAACAAAAGTATTTACTTAAATCAAAACAGTCAATACAATGGAGCTGAAGGGTATAACTATGAAGGCGATTGGTATTTTGACTATCCTATAGGGTCACGATTTGGTTTAAATACTGAGACTGCAAATGCAAATCCTACATTCACTATTGACAAACAATCTGGTGTAATTAATTTTAGTAATATATCAGGAGCTGCATCGGTTGTTTTAGAGTATGTTTCTGACGGAATGAAGAATGGAGTAGATAGCGAAGTACAATTAAATAAGTTATTTGAAGAATATATATATGCTTATATTAGATATTCTATTTTAAATGGTAGATTAGGAGTTCAGGAGTATGTTGTTAATAGAGCGAGAAAAGACAAATCTTCTTTATTAAGAAATGCAAAAATACGATTAAGTAATATACATCCTGGAAGACTTTTAATGAATTTAAGAGGTCAAAATAAAATTATAAAATAATATGCCAATAGTTACAACAAATTTTATTGCAGGTAGAATGAATAAATCTGTGGATGAAAGACTTCTTCCGCCAGGTGAATACATTGACGCTATGAATGTTCGTTTAGGTTCTACTGAATCTACTGAAATAGGAGCTGTAGAGAACTCAAAAGGAAATGAGCAACTAACTACAATACAGTACAATGGAGTTCCTCTAAGCTCTTCTGCTGTCTGTATAGGAGCATATGAAGATGGTGTTAGAGAAAATATTTATTGGTTTATTCATGATGGTTCAAACACTCAAAATCCTAAAGGGGTAGTTGATTTAGTAGTTTCTTATAACACTACAAATGAGATAGTTAATTACCACGTAGTAACAGTAGATTTATTAAATTTTGATCCTAAATTTTTAATTACAGGTGTTGATTTAATTGAAGACCTTTTGTTTTGGACTGACGATAAAAATCCTCCAAGAACAATAAATATAAATAGGAGTTATCCAGAGCCTATTTCAAACGTAGATCAAATTGTAGAAGAAGATATATCAGTGGTTGTAAAACCTCCTGGTTTTGAAAGTGCTGTAGGGACACATGTTCCATTACCAGCACCAACAATAAGTTTTTTAAATATTGCAGGAAATCAAAACTATATTGAAAACAGATTTTTATGTTTTGCTTATAGATATAGATATGATGATGGTCAATACAGTGCAACATCTTTATTTACCAATCCAGCATTTGTACCTAAGCCTTTTGCTTTTAGTACAAAAAATTATTGTAATGATGGGATGCTAAATCTTTACAATGGTGTAGAGATTAAATTTTCTACAGGAAGCTCAAGAGTAAAAGAAGTAGATTTATTATTTAAAGATACAAACTCTACTACTTTAAATGTAATTGAAAGATTTAAAAAAGAAGATTATGGTTGGTCAAATAATACAAATAAAAGCTACACATTTACTAATAACAAAATATATACAGTATTAGGTAATGATGAATTACTAAGACAGTATGACAATGTTCCAAGGTTAGCAAAAGCTCAAACCATACAGGGAAACAGATTAATGTATGGTAATTATGTAGACGGATACAATATAACAAGACCAGATGCAGATGGAAATAACATTGCTATTAACTATAATACAAGTTTGGTTAATACGCTTTTAGGTTTTTCTGAATTACCTTTTGGCTTACTAAATACTGGTGAAACATATACAATAGATCCTAATCCAGGACAGAGCGAAAACATAGAGAACTCTAAGGTTACAATAGACTTAACAGCAATAGCTGATAAATTAAATGCTAATGCTTTGATAGGATTGACATTTGATTTTCATAGTGACAAAAGAGTTTTCTTTCCGTCTAACACTACTGCGGCTACAGAAAATGTTGATTTTGAAAACCAACCATTTACTCTTAATGTAAATATAACTTTAGATCAAGACTATGCAACTCCATATGATTTCTTTAACAGTCCTTTGTTTGCAGAACGTATTGGAACTATTCTTAATACAAACTTTCAACCTCTTGCTACAGCAGATCAAGGAAACTCATTGACAGATTTTTTTAATAATGAACTTTCTTCTCCAGCCATAGGAACATATCCTTTTGTTAAACACAATAGTAGTATTACAGACGCGACTAATCAGCAAGGTTTTACACTTTCTAATTTTGCTCCAGGATCAAATACGTGTGACATTCAAGTAATTGCTATGGCTTTTCAGAGTACGGATTTAACTAATCCCTCTACTCCAGTAATAACTACACTATATGAATACTTTAGGTTTGTTAGCGTTCAAGGATCATTTAACACAGATTTAGATACAGGTAGTTTACATAGTGATCGTGACTTTGAAACAGGTATTGTTTATAGCGATGAGTATGGAAGATCATCTACAGTTTTAGTTTCTGAATATAACACTGTATATGTAGAACCTGGCAATAGTGTTACAGCAAATAGTATACAAGTAGCGGTATCGTCAAGAGCGCCTTATTGGGCAGAACGATATAAGTTTGTTGTAAAGCCAAGTAAGGGAGGTTATGAAACTATTTTTTCTAACTTTTATTATGTTAGGCCAAGTGATAACATGGTGTTTTTTAGGCTTGAAGGTGACAATGCAAACAAAGTTCAAAAAGGACAAACTCTTGTGGTTAAAGCTGACGTTAGTGGACCTCTTACAAGAGTAGAAAAATGTGAGATTTTAGAAATAAGTGCAGAGCCTACTAATTTTTTAAATGACGTAAATGAATATGGTGAAGACTCTTTTCAACTTAAAGGTCTTTACATGTTAATCAAAAATCAAAATTTTGACATTGTTATTCCAGATGATTCTATTATTGAGTTTGGAATGGAGAAAAAAAAGAGTGCTGCAAGAGGATGTACAAACGCCAGAAAAATTGGGTATAAATGTTTTACTACAGATTCTGACACAGGTGTTACTACAAACTATGAAGTTCCAGGAGGTTCAGTTATTAAAATAGAAGTAAGAATGTTTCGTAATGATACATTTAATGGAAATAGCTGTGAAGAAAGAGAGTGGTTATGGGAGCAAGAATATGTTGCAAGTAGAGATTATATTGATATGAGAAGATGGTGGATTGGAGATAACATAAACCCAGCTCTTGGTCTACCTGGAAATATCTCGCAAGAAACAGATATAATAAATGATACTACTTTAGCAACGCCTAATGGAACTGGTAATGGTGTTGCAAATAATATGGCGTGTACAACTTGGGCTGTAACATTTCAATGGATACAAGATAGTAGTCAAGGTGTTAATGACCCTTTATATTTAGGCGTTTCATCTGGAGTTAAAGGATGTAATAGACCTTGGCCTCAAACCGACAGAACTTCTGATTTAGAAGTTGAGCTTATAGTTTTTAGAGCAAACACATTAATGGTATTTGAGACAGAACCAAATGATGCAAATGCTGAATTATATTATGACGCATCTCAGTCTTTTCCTATATCTCAGCCTGATGGATTTCATATGTCGGGAGTTAACTCAGATTTAGGAGACCAAAATCAAACTGCTTCACAAGACGCTGTAATAAATTTAAATTTTATAGATTGTTACACTTTTGGAAATGGTGTTGAAAGTTTTAAAATAAAAGATCAGTTAGCTGGAAGACCTTTTCAATTAGGTCAAAGAACATTAGCTGTATCTAATCAAGACTATAAAGAAGCTGATAGATTTGAAGGTATAACATACAGTGGAATCTTTAGTAGTAATAGTGGTGTTAACAACTTAAATGAATTTAATTTAGGTTTAGTAAACTTTAAAGATTGTGAAACATCTTTTGGTCCAATACAAAAAATGCATCCAAGAGAGACTGATATATTAGTTTTACAAGAAGATAGAATCACTTATGTTTTATCAAGTAAAAATTTAATAAGCGACAGTACAGGCGGAGGTGTTATAGCATCTATTCCTGAAATATTAGGAACTCAAATTGCACGTATTGAAGAATATGGTATTAGTTATAATCCAGAAAGTTTTGTTTCTCATGGTTATGATATGTTTTTTACTGATGTAAAAAGAAGTGCCGTAATAAAATTAAGAGGAACAAGCAGAAACAATGATTCTTTGGAAGTAATCTCTGATATGGGAATGAGATCGTGGTTTAGAGATGAGTTTCATAAATCAATACAAACTCAAAAATTAGGAGGATATGATCCTTACATGGATGAATATGTTTTAGGAATGAATTGTAATGAAGTTCCTTTGCCACCAGAAATTTTTCAATGTGGATATAAATTACAAAGAAATAATTTAGCTGTTGGGGCGTCTAATGCAATTGTTAGCGAGATAAGTTATGGTTCATTAATTGGCACAGCAGGATTTAGTTATAACGTTACTGCTGGTTCAATAATTATTTCTGTACTATGGAATGGAACAACAACAACAAGTTCAACACTAACAGGTTCTGGAACATTTACATTTGACAAAACTTTAAACAGTCCTGCTAATGCAGAAGTAACAATTACAGCTGTATCAACAGCATCATTTGTTGTAACAGCTAACTGTGTTGAATCAGAGTCTATAACGGTAGTAAAAGTAGTTATGAACTCTCCAAATGAAAGTGGAGAATTTATTCATGCTGAATACTTTTGGGAGGACAGTATAAATATTAGTCCAGTAGATTCAGATTTAGCAGAGTTTGGCAATAATAATTTAACAGCATCATACTATGACAGTCAAGTTGGGGTAAGATCATTGGGAGTTTTTCCATATGATGGTATAGATTTAACGATCAGGTCTAATAAGATTAATTTTGATACATATGACTGGAACTATCCTAACGATAATTTTAAATATTTATCAAGCAATACTTTATACTCTAATAATCAAGCTGATATAGCTTCGTTGTTAGCAGCTGCAACTACAGTGCCAGACAGTTCGGTAACCAATCCATCTGCAGGTCTGTATGAAACAACTATTAGTAGTTTGTCATTACCTACTGCAAATCAATATTTGTATTTAATATATGATTACAGATTAGTTAGCTGTCAAGAGTTTTGTTATGACGCAAGTTCAGCGGCATCAGCATGCTGTGAATGTGCATTTACATACACTGCTTATCCAAGTAGTACTGTATTTACCGTAGAAGCAAACGTTTGTAATCAACCTTTAAATGCTACATACTATCATTCAGGTAGCGGAACTTTGCCAGCATATGGAGATTTTGTATATTATGCATCAGATGGTGCAGTTGGTAGTAATTTAGGAGTAGGACTATATAAGGTAAGCGCAACAGATTATATAACAGTAAATCAATTTGGCTTAGTTACTGCGGTAACTACATGCCCATAAATAAAATAATAAATGGCAGCATTAGGAACATATTGTTTTGATGGATTAAATTTTTCGCAAGCTACGGCTTTGTATACAGATTCAACATTAACAACCCTATCTCCTGACGGATGGTATTCTCAGGGAAATATTATAAGACAACAATTAAATGGTGTGCTGTTAAATGCACAACCTTGTGGAGAATGCTTAGTTCCTTGTGGATCAGGTATTAATGCTTCTTTTAGTAGCAATGGATTCTTTAGTGCAGATGTTGACTTAGCAAGTGATACTGGAGCAGTAGTTTTATATTTTTATATGGGTTCTTCTATACCTGATGGTGTTTTAGCTACATATAACTCTAATACATACAACAGACTTACTTGTCACGGAAACCACAATACTGATACTATCGTTGATGGAGCTAATAATCAAGTTGATTATGCAGGTGTATTTAATCAAGGTACTGGAAGAATTACTTATGTTGGAAATAGTAATCCATCATTATTAAGTGATTCACCTTATAATAATACGCCATCTGGTTCTTGTACATCAGGTGATAAGCCTCAAAATTATACATATACTGGATCCGCGTATGTTGCTCAAGGTACTTTTGAAACAGTAACTGTAGCTTCAAACGAAATTGGAGTTAATCCAGGAACAGCAAGTAAAGTTTTTACAATGGTTGTTCCTAAAACTTCAGCAGCAGTAACTTCAATAAACCTTTTAATTGCTGCGCCTATGTGTGGTACATTTTTTAAATGGGAAGTAGATTGCCCAGTGGCTTTACCAAGTTTTTATGGGTCAGCGTCTCAAAGCACAACAGCTTGTGCAACATCAACGACAACATACTATTTTGCAAGAAACGCTGTAGGAACGTCTAATGCGTTTGCGGTAGACACAAATATAATTCCAAACGTGGGTAACTGGGTTTTTACAGATTCAGACGGATCTACATATTTAAATGACACATCTCTTTTACTTTATTATATAGTAGGTGGAACTACTGCAATAGGTGTACGAAATGGAGTTGTTGTATCATCAGTGGCTTGTTCAGGAGGTTCTACTGGTTCTAATATAGTTATTGAAGGTTGTGAAACAGGAAATATAGAAAATGCAGTAAACACATACAACAACGTTCTTGGAGACGTTATAGAAATTCAGACTGGTACTCCAGGAGCAGGAGCAGTGTATTGTGGTACTGTCATTTCAGTAAATCAACCAGGACCTGCAACCTCAACTGTTTTAAACGGACAGGCAAGACCAGGATGTAACGATACAATACATTGTTTCCAATAATAAAAATATATATTATATGAGTTTAAATTGCGAGTCATACACATTATCATACAGCGAAACATCTAAAGGGTGGCCATCGTTTTATTCATTTAATCCTGACTTTATGATAGGGATGAATAGTTATTTTTATAGTTTTAAAGGAGGGAATATATGGAGACATAACACTGGAGCTAACCGTAATACTTATTATGGTCAATTTAGTAGAGCTACTATAAGGAGTGTTTTTAATCCTGAGCCAACACTAAGTATAAAATTATTTAAAACATTATCATATGAAGCCACTACAACTGTGGATGATACTAATCAAGCAAGATGGGAATGTACATCGTTGTTTACTGATTTAACAGATGGTAACCCAGGATCTATGTTGGACACTTATTTTGAAGAGAAAGAAGGAGAGTGGTTTAGCTATCTTAGAACAAATTCTGGAACAGTAAACTGGAAACAAAGATCTGCTAATGGTGTAGGTGTATGTACTAATGTAAGCGGACCAAACACTGCTGTTGTAGTTACATTTTCAACTTCTATTGGATCAATTTTAAATATTGGAGATAATGTTTATGCCGCTACCTTGACGTCTGGAGTTGCAACAACACAGCCTATTTTAGCAGGAGTAGTTACTGGTAAAACATCTACAACCATAACAATAGATAGTTCGTCAGCATCTGCTACAACGCCAACAATTGGACAGTTTATAATGTTTATAAAAAATGCTGTAGCAGAGTCTCATGGAGCAAGAGGATATTATTTAGAGTTTGAGCTTGAGAATGACTCAACAAACCCTGTAGAACTGTTTTCTGTAGGTAGTAGCGTCATGAAAAGTTATCCATAGAAATTTGCTATCTTTGTTATTAAATTATATTTAATGGAATTTAATATACGAAAGCTTGAAGAAAAGGATTGGGACACATTAGTGTCTTGGTGGGATGAATGGCCAGATTGGCAAAATCCTCCAAAAGATTTTTTACCAGACAATGGCACAGGCGGTTTGATGGTAGAAAAAGATGGCACTCCTATTGTTGCGGGATTTATGTATTTTACAAACTCTAAGGGAGTTTTATTAGAGTGGATTGTTTCTAATCCTTCTTATAGAGATGACGACAGGCAGGATGCTATTGAGCTTTTAATTTTAACATGTGAAGAATACATAAAGGCTAATGGTAAAAAATATATATTTAGCATTGGTAGAAATAAACATTTAATGGATACTCACAAAAAATTAGGATATAACGTAGACACAAAAGTGTCTCATGAAATAATAAAAAAAATATAATATGGCAGCATTTACAGCAGTAGCAGCAGGTATTGGGTTAGCAACTTCATTGGGATCAGCTGGAATGAGTTTTTCTAAAGCAGCAAAAGCAAAAAGACAAGGTGAAAAAGCAGCGAAAGCAAGTAAAGAATTAATGAAGGAGGCAGAGCGTAAGGCTGAAGTTGAATTCATGCAAAAGTTAAATGTACCTTTAGATGCTTATGGAAGAGAAGAGCGTCAAATTATACAAAGTCAACAACAAAACATACAAGCACTCCAGGAAGGTGATTCTCGTAACTTAGCAGCAGGAGTTGGTATTGTTGGAGCAGGTGCTACTGAGTCAGCTGAAAACTCACGTATTGCGCTTGGTAAAGAATTATTTGATTTACAAAAAACTCAAGTTCAAGAACAGTCTGATATTAATCAAGACTTAAAAGATATGAAGGTTGGGGCAGCAGCAGATCAACAACAAATATCAAGAGATTCTCAAGAAGCGTCAGCAGCAGCAATGCAACAAGGGGTTGCCTCAGTTGGTCAAGCAATACAGCAAGGCGCAAGTATGGTTTCATTATTTCCTCAAAGTAAAGCAGACAGACAAGCTTCTAAAATGGCAGATGGTTTAGATCAATCTTTATTAAAAACAACGTCTGTAAACCAACCAGGGACAACAGCAGAAGGGATGAAAACTTATGCAGATCTTTCAGATCCAAATAGTGCAAATTACGACATGAACAAAGCAGCGTTATTCGCTCCAACTGTAACTCAACCTTTAGGAAGAAATCAAGTTATAGCAAGATTACAAGATGGAAGGTTTTCGCCTGAGCAATTGAAAGGGTATAGAAAAACTGGCATATATGATCAAGCTTTTTATGACATTTTAAACAGATAAAAGATATGGCGGAAGATACATCAAGACCTTCAGGGGCAAATAAATATTCTATATATGCTCAAAGAAGTGTAGATAGCACTCAAATGGACTGGAACGCAGCGTCCAAAGAATTAGTGACTGGACTGCAAACCATACAGGCTGAAAGAGCTGTTCGTAAAGCTGCGATTGAAAAATCTACTCAGAACGCTATAGAGCAGTTAAGCAAGGTTCCAGAGACTGGAACTCAAGACGCTGCATCTTTACTGATAAATGGTTCAAGTATGTCTGTAAAAGGTATACAAGAACAAAACAATTTATTAAAGCGTGGTTTAATTAGTCCTTCAGATTATAAGCTGTATATGCAGCAACAAAAAAATGGCTATTCAAGTTTAAGTACAGCTGTAAAAGGATGGGATGACTGGGCTGTTAAAGCAAAAGATAGATTACAAGCTGCAAAAGATGGAGGTGCAACAGCTTCAGAATTGGAAATATTTTCAAATTTATCTGTCGAAGCTTTAGGTAATTTAAAAAATAAAAAATTATGGTCTAACCCTACTAATGGTAAAATGCAGTTAGTAACAATGGGTAAGAATTCAAAAACTGGCTTGTATGATGTAATGCCTGATTACGAAAAAAGAAAACAAGACTATCAGAATCCTAATCAGATAATGAACTTTATGAAGTTTGAGCAAGATAGGATTGATGTTGATGATCTGGCAACAGCTCAAACTTCTCAGATAGCAGATATTATAAAATCTGCTGTTGATAAAGCTAATAAATATTCTGTATTAAATGGAGGAGGTCAAGTTACTTCTGTGGAAGATTTTAGGAATTTAGGAGATTTTGGTAAGGACTTAAACGGAGACCCATTAACTTATGATATGTGGAAAGTAGCACAAATAGATGCTATGGTTGGAGCGCCTGGAGATTCGGACAACATGAATGCTGCTCAAGTTTTAACTAACTCAGGTAATTTTTTCTTTGCAGAAACAGAGAGTCAATTTAAAGAAAAATATCCAAAAGTAAGTCTTGATAAAATGATTAAAGTAGATATGAGTTCAGGACAACCAGTTCCTGAAATGACTGCTGCTCAAATAACACAAGCTCGTAGGCTTGCTGATATAGCTGTTGAGTCGCAGGTTAATCATATAGAAAAAATGTCTCAAGGTTTTTCTGGTCAACAAGCACAACAAGCGACAAGCACAACTATTGGAAACAATAATTTAAAAAGACAAAGAAAAGGGTATTTTAATGATATAAATGACATTATTACTACGACTGGTCAAGACGCAACTATGGTTGCTGAAGATAGAATAACAGACATGAATCAGCAGTTTTTAAATTCTAACAATGCTACTGACAGAAATACTAAAATTATTTCTATTGATAGAACTGGACCTACAATTATTATTACTAAAGAAATTAATGGTCGAACTGTAACAGAAGAGGTAGATAAGTTTGGTAGAACTAATGGTGTGATAGATACAACTAAACCTTTAGAGACTGAAATTATTGCAAAAAAATTATATAGAGAAATCCTTCCAAGAGAAGTTGTTAGAAACATGTCGTTTGATGAGTTAGTTCAGTCTGATCCTAATAATAAATGGACACCAAGATTTATAAATGGAGCAGCAAACCCTGATTGGAAAGGTGATGAAGAATTTGGAACAACAAGAAACTTCCAGCCTATAAACAATTATAATTCAGATAATGCTTTTGTTGATTCAACTATGACAACTACAATGAATTCTGAATTTGCAGCTATACCAGATGAAGCTAATAATTTCTTAAAGGCAGCTCCAGTTGTTAAAAAAGCATTTACAAAAGGACTGGAAAAACTGGAAAGAAACTTTGGTTCTTCAATAGGAGTTACAGTATCTACAAACGATGCGTCTGGATCAACAAATGATATTATAGTACAATACAAGGATCCATCTACAAATCAAAACGTAAGTAAAACTTTCAAGTATGATGCTGATAACACCAAATTACAAAGTGAAGTAGATGCAGAAATAAATAAAATTATAAACGCATATAATACTAAAAATGCAGGCTCAACTAATACTGGAGGTTTACCGCCATCAGACATTAGATTAAAAGAAAATATTAATTTGATAGGGAAATCTAACAGTGGAATAAATATTTACAGCTGGACTTATAAAGAAGGAGTTTATGAAAAAGGTGTTTTTACAGGTGTTATGGCGCAAGAAGTACCATGGGCAACTGTACCAGTAGGAGATTATCTTCATGTAGATTATGGAAAGGTAGATGTACAATTTAAAAAAATAGGATAAGATGAATGAATATTTAGTAGAATTATATAGCTGGCTTGATACAAATTATGCTTATTCTGGAAGATATACTTTTGATGATTTTCAAAACAACATGCAAGAGGATGATTTTGCGTTAGAAATGTATTCGTGGTTAACTGGTGTAGATAAAACTTTTACTGAAAGAGAACCTTTAGATGTTTGGTCTGAAAAAGTTAAAGTAAAAAAAAAAGTCGATTTACAAGACCAGCTTTCTGCTGGGGTGGAGGAAGCTATGGAATCAGAACAGAACGATGGCGATTCGGATTCTTCACAATTAAACACCAACACAAATCCATTAAACAACGAGAATCCTCAAACTGGTACTAATCAGCCAGAGGTTGATGAACCTTTAGCTCCAGAAGAGTCTGCTTTAGCACAAGCAACTATTGCAAACCAAAAAACAACAGAATCTTTAATTAATGGTCAAGAAGTTTCTGAAGATAAATTTAATGAATTTGTCGATGCTAATAATAAAATAAATCAACAAACTGAAGATCCTTTTACAAACTCAATGCGAGCTGTTAATCAAGATTTGATTAGCGGATCTGAAGAACAAGCAGTGCCTTTATTAAATTATCATTTCAATCAGTATGGTTTTAATTTTGAACCTACTGATATGATGGGTGATGGAATGAATGTTACGTCAGCAAATGGTGAAAGTCTATACGTTGATTTAGATAATTTTTTTAGCTCAAATGATGCAGAAGAAGCAGCGGCTTTACAGGCTTTTTTAGAAAAAAATAAAGCAGACAGCAGAAGATTAAGTTTATTAGAGAACGGATATAGTGATTTAGAAAGAAAAATATTTGACAGAGAAGATATTGATGCTTCAGTTTCTGTATTAAATACACAAGCAAATTTATTTAACAAACAAGTCCAGTCGTGGCTACAAGCAAAAAATTCTTTAGATGTAGAAGGCGCTCAATTTAATAACTTAACTCAAGAACAATTAAACCAACCAGGTACACGAGAATTGTACAATAATTATATAGCAGCAAGATCTCAAAACAACAAAGAAAGAGCAAGAATAATAGCTCGTGATAATGACTTAAAAACTCAAGGATATACTTTAGACCAAACAATGGGCAGGTATACAGAAATGCAGGCTAAAAGAGGTCAGCTTTCTGGCGCAACTTTAGATAATATTTGGAATGGTATTGGTCGACAATTATCTGGTGCTTATAGTTACATTGTTGATGCAGCCGCATTTGGTGGAGAATATGGAGGTGCTGGTGAAAAAGCATTCAATAGACTTTATCAAGACACTGCATTAAAAATGTTTGGTATAAGAAAACAGTTAGATAGAATTGAAGGAGATGAATTTGATGGATATAAAATGTCTTTAACTGAAGAGCAACAAAAAGAAGTAGATACTAAAACCAGAGATATACTTGCAAAACAAGCTAAATTTGACATATATGAATGGCAAGAAGATGGAGGTGCTAAAATTAAAGAACTTGCAGGTGGAGGTCGTTATTCTGATACTGCAATGGCAACTAATATTAGTGATGTAAGTTCAGGGTCTATAGTAAAAACTTTAAGAACAGCTCCAGAAGAGGTTTTAGGTTCGGCTTCCACTACAACTGAATATAGCGATTTAATGAAAGAAGGATTTTGGGGTGGCGCATATTTAGGTTTAATGGAATCTTTGCCAGCAATGGCAGGAGCTGCAGGTCCAGCTGGATGGGCGCAAAGAACAACCGCTATGTTTATGCAGGTCAGTGATCATTTAAATGAAGAAATGTTTAATGATCCTGATTTTGAAAATATTTCAGAAAAAGAAAAATTAGCTATTGCATTACCATTAGGGACAGTAGTTGCAGTTCTCGAATCAGTAGGATTGAGAAATGTTGTTAAACAAAAAGGTTTAATGAATAAAGTTCTTTTAAAGGCTTTAGGTAAATACAAAGGGTTAAGGCAAGTACAAGGAAGAGGTTTTCAAGACGTTGTAAGACAAGAGGTTGACAACATGATATCACGTGGTGTTCTTACTATTGCAGCTGGTGGTGTAGCTGAATTTGAAACAGGTGCAGCACAAGAAATAGCAGACATATCTGCTAAAGCTATATATAACAATATTAAAGACGCTAATATGTTTCAAACTCCTGAATCATTTAGAGAAGGCTTTAATCAAGTATTAAAAGCTGGCGCACAAGAAATGGTTGGTGGATGGATAATGAGTGTCCCAGGAGCGATGTCAAACGCAGCAGCTTCAAAAGACTTTACGAGATTAGATAATGGTGTATTTGAGGTTTTTGAAGATATGGTTGGAGACGGCACTTCTACTAAGCTAATAGATGTTCAGTTAAAAAACAAAATAAATAGCGGAGAACTAACAGTTAAACAAGCTAAAGAACAGCAAGATATATTCAACGAACTAAAAGGAGTTTATAATCAAATACCAAGTGACTATACAACAGATCAAAAGAAAATAGCTTTAGGTCTTTTATTAAATAAACAAAAATTAGAGCAAAGTATTGCTGGTAAAGACCCATCTTCTGTTAAATCAATTCAGGACAAAATAGACGATATCAATACAACTCTTGAGAATATAGGAAGAGATGCGTTGGCAGCTACTGAAAGTCCAAACTTAGGTAGAGTTGAAGATGAAGAGAAAATAATCACAGAGGAAGATGCTGCTGTTTCGTTGAAAGAACAGGGAATAGAAAACCCTACACCAGAACAAATTAAAACCGAACAAGATGCCTTACAAAAGCAAAGCACAGAGAGCCTGGATGCACAAGAATCTTCCAGAAGTAGCGAAGAGGTGGGACAGAGAGTACCCGACAGCCAGCCTACCCAACAGAGCCAAACCGAAACCGAAACTCAAAACAGGGAGAAGACCGAGGAGGAAATAGATCCTAATGAGGCTTCTGATTTTGAAGCTTTAGTTGATCCAGAGTCTAAAGTTGAATCAGATATAGATAACCTTCCAGGTAGAAAACAAACAGTATCTAATGACAAAGGTGTTGATGTTGATATTCAAGTAAACGAAGAAGGGCCAAACCTGTCTTTTACTAAAAAAGGAAAAACAGAGCAAGAGAATAAGTTTTCTAATCAAGTTTTAAAACAAGCAAAAAATGCTGCAAAAGCAATATCAAAAATATTTCCTAACTTAAAAATTGTAGTACATAGAGACAACGAACAGTATCGTAAAATAGATGCTGATAATGATAATGGAATGTACCAGCCAAAGGATAATACAATTCATATTAATTTATCCAAAGCTAACGGTAGGACTGTTGCTCATGAAATATTCCATGCTGTATTATTGAATAAGTTAAAAATGAATGATAAGGTAGCACAAGTTGTTACAAAAAAAATGGTTCAAGCATTATCACGTTCTAAAACTTTAGATAAAGCCACAAGAACTGAACTAAAAAAATTCATTAAAAATTACGATTCTGAAATACAAAACGAAGAAAATTTATCTGAAATTGTAGGAATGATTGCTGACAACTATACGTCATTAGATGTTAGTTCTAAATCAGTTGTTAGAAAATGGGTTGAAAAGATTGCCGCTGGACTTGGTATTGAAATAGGCCAGTCGGAAGCAGATGTTGTAGAGTTGCTAAATACTATTGCTCGAAAAACTAAAACTGGAGAACAAATTACTGAAGGAGATCTTAAAGTAATAGATGATTTTAAAGGAGGTAAAAAAGTTGAAAATCCAGCTGATGCTTTAACAAGAAAATCAGTAGGTGGTTTTGAAGTTACTTATACTCAACAAGAGAGTATTGCAGATATGATGAAAGCTGGATTAATTACTCAGCCTCAAGATATATCTTTTATGCAAGGTCAAGAGGTTACCATTACAGCTCCTGATGATATGTTAGCTGGGGAAATTAAATATAATAATAAAGTTATATTTGAAGGAGAAGGAGGAGTATTTTTTGTTACTAAGTTTGGAGATGTATGGGCTTCTGGAAAAGTAGGAACTGCAAATACTATAAAGAATAGTTTAAACAAACAGTTAGAAAACAATGGAGGCAAGGCATATTTAGTTTTAACTAAAGGAACAGATGCTAAATTAGTAAGTAGTGCTTCAGGTGTTAATTCAACATTAGCAATACTAAACACCATGTTAGATAATAATTTAATTAGTCCTTCAATGTTTAGATCAGCAGTATCTATAGCTGTTAAAAAAGCTCAAGGAAAAATTAATTTAAGACAAAGTGCTAAAGATTTAAAAACAGATATTAAAAAATATTTTACAAACCCTAACACAAGTACTTTTGAAAAGAGAGGTTTTGTAGTAAAAGACATTGTTGGAGAAATAGCTAAAAATTTACCAAAAGAAAGTCAAGCTGCTATAGCTGAATTTTTAGGTGGTGATGTAAATAAAAATGTTGGTGTAGGTAACACTAAAAAAGGAGTCAAAGGGCCAGGTTCACAATCTCTTGTAGATTTAATTGCTAAAGTTGCTGCTGAAAAACTAACTAAAGGTTTAAATGTAGGCGATGTATACGCTGCAATAGAAATAAATAGTGAGGTTGAAGTTAATGAAGATTCTCATCCAAGCTATCCATTTCATATTTCATTAAAAGATGGGTCAAAGCCTGTACTACATTTATTTAAAAACAGACAACCAGGAGGAGAAGTTTTAGTACAGAAGTCTGGAAAACCTTACGCTGTAAGAAACGTAAGTGTGGTTGCTGGTGAAGTAATATCTCCTGAAACAGAAGTTTCTACTGAATCAGAAAGTAAAG